ACCCCTAACAGCATTTTGAATTGCGTCTGACATACCTTTTTGGAATGTTGGGTTTGAAAATAGGTCATATGCCATTTTATCCATATTTGGGACATTGGCTAAAGCCCCTCCTGCCATATTCAAATTCACATCCACAGTTCCTTTATAATTAATATCAGCAATTTCTACTTTAGTTACTTGAGGTGATACCGTAACATCTGCTTTTGATGTCACTCCTGTTGTTTCCAATATAAAGTTTTTACCCGCCTCTGAAACTTTCATAAAACCTTCCACCGCCGATTCTGCCGCCGCTTTAATTTGATTACCAGATGAAATATATTTTTCACCAACCTCATCAAAATTGAAACTTGAAAGTTTTGTTGTTATTTGTGTAAATCCATCCATCATATCACCACCCGCACCTTTTAATAAAGTGAAAACTTGCTCAAGACTTCCCTCACCTGATAATATATTACTAATTGTACTACCAAATTGGTTGTATTGATTATTAATACTTTCAATACCACCCCTTGTGTTACCCATAACACTTGTTGTCATTTGACTAGTACCGCCTAAAGCTCCTCGAATAAGTTCTCTTGTGTCTTGTAATGGTCTTGCTCCCGCCGCAGGTGCCGCAACACTTGCGAGTATCTTATCTAACAATGCATTAGCCAATTGCTGTTCTGTAAGTTGTGCCTCAGCAATATCTTCTAATGTTACTGGCTCTTGTTGTTTTCTTAATTTTTCAATATCATCAGGATTCAATTCACTAACAAGTTTTTCCTGACCTTCTACTTGTACTGTAAATCCTCCTTTTTCTTTTGAAAACTCCGCTAAGTTTGCAACAAATTGTTGAGATTCGGAATCAATACCTGAAATTCTAAAATCTTTTTGGATTGCGTTGAGTTTCTGTTGTCCAATTGACATCTTAACTAACTCATCGTATGCGATTCCGGTTTCTTTTTGAATCTCCCTTAAGTCTCGTTTTGCATTAGGGAATACTTTAAATTCTTTGGTTGACTCATCAAAATACGTGAATTGTTCAGTCATCTTCACAATTTGATTCTGCAATTCTTCAGTATCTTCCGACGCAAGATACATCAATCGGAATGGGTCTGCTAAATCACCAGCAGCAACACCAAGCCTTTGGAAACTCGCAACCATTTCGATTGCACCTTCAGGATTGAATACTCTTTCAGCAAAACCAAATACTTCCCTCATGTCAATTCTCAACGAGGCCGCCTGTGCTGACATTCTTTCTAAACCAGCCGCTCCATCTTGGAACCCATATTCATTTAGTTTACCTAAATTTTGTTGTACTAACTGAAAAACTGCACTTGTGTTTACACCTACCTGTCGTGCAATGTCAACAGTATCTTGAATATTATCTTTTATATTTGTCGTTTGAATACCGGCATTTTGAAAAGCCAATACCATACTTCCTACATTTTCGGATGCCACACCTACCGCCTTTCCTGCGGTGAATAAATCTGAAGTTGTTTCACCTAATGTAACAACATTTCTATTCAATGACTGAGCAATCCCAAGTTGGATGTTCGCAACATCCTTCATATCACCACCAAGACCTTCAATTCCCGGTAATGCGATTGCTAATTCTTGCCTAAGACCTACTAACGCTCTTTGTGTTTGACCAAACGTACCGGCCATCGATGCCGTTACTGTGGCAAATGAACGGTCTAAATTTGCAGTAACATCCCCTAAACTTGCGAAAGCACTATTAATTTGACTTTGTAAGTCCTTAAGTGTTGCCGAAACCCCAGATAGATTAGGTGGTGGTGTCGGATTCTGATTAGGATTTGGATTCTGTTGTTGTTGCATAGATTATTCTTCTATATCTATAAATAGAATAATCAATCTTTTTTGTAAGACGATACGACCTTATCAATCAAATACCTTCGAGCGTATGACGGCATTGTTTGAAAATCAGACCATGAAATATGTAAATCTCTTGAAAGGATATAAAATTCGTCTAAGAGATATCGACTATAATCAGAAGAAAAGCCGAAAAAACTCTACCCCGAAAGTGATATCTACATTCACTTTTTCTCCTGACGGGGCAATAACTGACTTTCTTAAATCCAACCTTGGTTCGTTTTCATCTAAGAAATTCCTAATGTATTTAGAGTCTACAATCGGTAATCCTTCAATAAAGGAATTGATTGTCGTTGGAGTATTATCTCCACCTACTGATAAAATTTGTTTTTGTAATCTCCAAGTAACTTTGGGTGCCACTCTACCTTGAGGATATGATTGGGCTTGTTTGTTAATGTCTTGGAGTTCTTTGTAGGTCAAAGGTCGTAGAGTTACTTGAACCTGTGACTTGGGTAATGTTGTTGTGTAAGTTCCATTTTCATCAGGTAATTGGATACCTTTTTTGAAATCTAATTCATCCAACATAATTGATGTGGAATACCTCTGATTTGTCTTAGGGTCTATAACAGAAATATTATATTCAGGACCAAAAGCAGTATTACGTAAAAATATTAAGATGGCTTCGATGTCTCCATTGAGCATTTCATCAGGTCTTAAGTCCGGTTCATATAGTTTTGTACGAACAAGGTTCATAATCAAATCATCCGGCTGAGATGCCATAATTAAATTTTCGTCAGAAGCAGTTAGATAACCTACTTTTACACTTTTTTTCTTAGACTTATAAAACTTCCCCTCTGATGGTAATGTCAAAACATCGTGAGGTAAGTTAAAATTTTGTTGTCCGTAAACTTTTATATCATCTTGTTCCATAAAAAAAAACACAGGGATTAGACCCTGTGTTTAATAATACAATACAAAACTTATATATCAATAAAAAAGTAAAGTGTATTTTAGTATACCAAAATACAACGGTCCATCTGTAATGTTACATCTAAACCTGCCAACTTATCATCACTATAAGCTACGTTATCCCAAGCTGATTTTGTAATCATGGTTCCCTCAAGAATCCATTTTTCAACAACAACACCTGTTGGGTCTAACATTTCTAAGTCTACGTTCTTTTTATAACCCGCTGCGTAACCCATACGACCTGTTACGGATTCTGCGTGTAAACGAACCCACTCCATCAACGCTTGAGTTGCCGATGGGCCGATTGGGTCTCTAAATTTAACTGAGATTGGGTTCCACTTGAATCTTCCCGCAATAAATGTGGATGTATTCAAGAATGGAACTTCAACTGGGTTTATATCAATGGATGGTCTTCCTGATGACTCAACAAACCACTCATTGATACCCAAAGTAGAGTCGAATCTTAAAATAAATCTATTCGCTCTTTTTGGTTCATAAGGAACCGGCATTTTCATTAATAAGTCTGCCATTGTATGATATTTTTTTTTGTATCGTTTATTGTTTTATTTTATAAATAGTTGTTGTTCAAAAATTTTTCCCTTTACTTCTTTTTTATAAACTTTATTCTCCTAGAACTTCTGTTTAACTCCTCCTGCAGTAGAATAAGTTTGTAAAGAAGGTTCATCTTCAAAATGCTTTTTCATTAATTCTACATTTCTTAAATCATCATCTGAAAATCCTATTCTAGGAACAAATTTATTTTTGACGTCATCTTTGATATACAACTTTTTTCCTAATTGTTTGGCTTGTTGTTTTACATAACTAATAAATTCCTTCATTGCCATAACCTTTAATTCCTCCGGAGACGCAGCACTTTCACCCTGACCAAACGAGACGGGGTAAAATTTGAGAAGGTCCATATAATCACGTATTATTTCTAACTCATTTTTTTCTTCTAAACCTGAGATATCACGAAATTTTTTCAGATTCTTAATTAATAAGTTTTTATTGATACCCATATGGTCAGATACAATCATATTGAACACACCTTCCTTTAAAGTTGATGGGTTATGACCACGAGCAGTTATGATTGAAAAGATGGAACCATTATTAATTGCTTCCACAAAATCAGACCAAGCCGGACCTGGTTTAGCCTTCATTGCATCAATAAGGAATTGCTTATCCCCTTTAGTTGTGAAATTTCTAAAAGCATCTTTTGCAAAACCAACAATTGTATTTCCTTTATATTTGAAAGGTTCTTTACCAATCTGTACACGGTATTCCGCAAAATCTTCTGTTGACATACCGATTTCATCACCATCATCAGATAGTACGATGATTTCAGTGGGCATTTGAAGGATATTATCATCCCAATCAAACGCATAATATTTCATGTCTGGCGTACCTACGTCATCGAAACCTTCCGATAACAATGACGTAGGATTTTTATAGTTTTTCATATTTCTGAATTACTCTTTATTAGATATTTTCAAAAGAAGCTCCAGTAGGAGTAATCAAGAACTCGATGTCAATAAATTCTAATGCCTTAGTTGGTTTCAAATAAATCTTACCACTCATAGTGTTTCTATCCAAATCAGCTGGGTCACTACTAACAGTAACTCTGAAGTCATATAAACCTCTGTCTCTTCTGATTGCGTCTAAGATAGGATTGACTGAGTCTAAGAAGTCTTGACGAACCTTAGCGTCGTTCTGTTCAAATAACAATCTGACCGCTACTGCCGAAATCAACTTACGTGCTTGTAACAATAATCTTCTTACGTTAATTCTATTCAAAGCAGTATCCGCAATTTGTAACGTTTTATTACCCCAAATTACCGTACCAACATCAGAGAACGTTGCAATTGGGTTGATACGACCTTGATACAAAGTATCTCTTTGCTCTTGAGTTAGTTTGATTCTTGCTTTTACAGAATTTACTAAACCTCTTGTGTAACCCGCAGTTGCGAACCAAGGGAAAGAAATATTATCTGTCAACGCTAAGTTTCTACATACTTCATTTGTTGGAGGAAGATAAATTTGTGTATTATTCACAGTATCACGAGTCAAAATCCAAGGATAGTAAGTTGCTGTGTAGTTAGAATCAATACCTGTGTTATCTAAATTATCAACCGCTCTTGTAGGAAGTATGATGTTATCAGTTGTTGTTGGAAGAAGAACATTACAGTCAGGTGTAGTAACAATATAAACTGAATCCGCTCTCTGATATGTAATCATATCAATTGACTCCTCAACTAAATTACTGTTATTTACATAATCAATACCTGGAGTTGCGAATACATTGATATTGACTGCCTCTGGATTATTGAATGTTGCAATTCCCAAAAGATATGCATAATAATCAGTATTTGCGAACTCATCAAAGTTATCCATAGCAATATTCTTGAAAGCTCCCCATCCTGTAGCCGCAGGGTATCTTGTAGATGCACAAGCACCTTTTTGATAACCTGAACCACCAATAACGAAACTGTCATTATTAGTTCTATATTCACGGTAGATATCCCAACCATCAAAACCACCTTGTAAAAGGAAAGTGAACTTTCTTGATTGGATGGTAAAGTAAGGACTAGTTGCCGAAGTAGGGTTTGATTGGAATGAAGAATCACCACAATCAAATGCTGGTTGACCCGCGGTAGGACCTGAAACAATTGTAACAACAGTTGCACCTGAATCCATGTGGAAACCTTGTGTAATATAATCCCAAGGTAATGCATCTACTTCCAAACATAAGTTATTTGGTTTTTGTTTACCTTTATATTGGAAGAAGTCAGGGTCGTAACCAATCTGAGAAGAAATTCCCAAGAAAGTACGTCTAACATTATCTCCTGAAGATGTAGTACTATTGTCACCACCCGCAGCACTACCAAAAGGTGGGTTATAAATAACCTGTCCAGGATAGTTGTATGAAGTTTTATACACAGGGAACGGAGGTGTTAGATTAGCATATTCTCTCATCGTATAACCTTCGAAACCACAAGGTAACGATTCAATAGGAGCTTGGTCATTCAACTCAAGCATAATGTATTTAGAAAGTAATGCGTATTCACCATCTGAAGTACCAACTTGAACACCAATATAATTGTTGTTACCTGGGTTCATAGAACAATTAGTAAATCTCTCAAGATAAACAGGATTTGTATCAGTATCGTAGAAACTACGAACACCCAAATCAAATGTCATGTTATTGAAATCAATATTCAAGATAGAAATCTTGATTTGTTCGTTTGCACTATTACCGTCAGCAATAGAGATTACTCTGAATAGTCTGTCAACCTGAGAACCACGAAGTTGTGATACAACCCAAGGAGACTCAGGTGATTGATATTTCTCAAGATAGTATGCAATTGTATCAGTAGAAGGAGTATCTCTTAGACCTGGCAAGTCCAACAAATCACAATTTAATCCTTTGATAAATCCACTGTTATATGCAAAATTCAACATATTTTGGAACTTCTCCTCAACAAATAATGGAACCTCGTTTCTTGGTTTACCAAAATTAGTAGTACCAAAAACTTTAGTAATGTAGTTTTGAGAACTTGAATCCAACGATGTTAAGAAACTGAAGTCCGTTCCATCTGCAGTGACACCTGAGATAGAGAAGGTCGCAAATGGATTTGTTTGTACCGCTGAATATGTACCACTACAATCCATAATAACATCAGTCAAACCTGAAACCGTATAAACAGGACCGTTACTATTAGTACCATATGTTGCAATACCTCTTGAACGAAGTGTAGAAACAATTAAGTTATTCCACTCACTGTATGCTTGAGATGTGTAGTTATACACAGCACCTGAAATTGTACCTGTATAACAACCACTACCTTGGTCAACCAAAGTGTCAACAACACTAAAGAATGAGAAACCTGAATAAAGATTACCCGAGTAATTGTTAAAGTTTGAATAATACCAAGGGTCATCATTTCTTGATGTGAAGTCCGCATTTGATTCTGATAAACCAGAAACTCCGAATACGTTTACTTCGTCTGTGTATGAACTCAAAGCCGCATAATCACCGTCAGCAATTGTACCCCAAAAATAAGCAGTAGTTGCTGAAGTTGCATTGTCATCAATGATACCTAAGACTTGTGTGTCAAAATCATCACTAAATGATGAAGTACCACCATTGAACTGTGTGTATGGTGTTGTAAATTGATTTGCAATTTCAGCTGGGAATGAAGTCAACCAAGTAACTGAAGTGTCACCTGTACATGCCGAGAAATTTACCGTAAAGTAAGAAGGGGCACCAGTTCCACCTGATAGATTTGTGTAAATTCCATTTACGTTTGCTACTGTTGATATAGACCATGATGGTCCCGCATCATAACCTGATAGACCAAGTACTCTTGTTACGAATAATTGGTTAGATTGTTGTAAGTATGACTTAGCAATGTATGCCAATTCATATTTTGGGATTTGTGTGTTCTCGAATTTTTCAGGAATCGTTCCCCCAAAGAACGCCTCGAATTCATCATAGTTTGTGATGAAAATTGGCTCAAAAGCGGGACCTGTTAATGTTTCACCAACCAATCCTAAGGTAGTCACACCCACACTCTGTGTTACGAAACTTAAGTCTCTTTCAGAAGTATAGACACCAGGACTGACGAATATTTTATTTGATGTTGCCATTTGTTTTTGGTTTCAGTAAAAATTTATTTTTTATTCATAAATATCTACAGAAATAAGAAAAACTTTACTTTCCTTCATCTATTTATAGAATGGTAGGTTTTAATTCTGCCTTTTTTCTACCTATGAAGAAGAAAATCAAAAATTTGAAGATATCTGAGGACTCACACCACATTCTTAAAACTTATTGTGATAAGAAGGGAATTAAAATGTATAGATTTTTAGAAAATCTAATTGAGGAGACTTGTAAGGAAAAAACAGATGTATACGGTGAAAATTAATTCAGAAGTTTAACACCATAATCTATATAACTTGGAAGAGTCAAACTATTTGGGGTAATCTCAAATCTTAGAATATCATTTGTGTTTACTTGAATCACATTTACATCACTACCATAAAAGTCATCATTGATATACACATCATAGGTAGAAACATTGGACATTCCCAAGAAAGAAAAGTCACCTGTGTAATCAACAACCAATGAACTTGATGTTACCCCCGACGCAAAGTTTACCTGTTTGTCAAAGGTATTTTTATTCTCAGGGAAAATATTTCTTTTACGACCTGTAGATGTTGTTACAGTTTCAAAGGAATTAAAAACACGAGAAATTGCAGGTGCAACTTCAAACTCTTCTTCGTCCAATAAAAATCCCATCATAGTGAATTGGTAATTTTGAATGTAGAATCTACGTTTACCAATATCAACAACGGACTCATCAGAGATGTTATCCAAAATGATTGGAATGTAATGACCTTCAATCATTCTATAGGCTTGACGAGATGCAAAAGTTTGAATCACATTCTTATTGAAGGTGTTCAACTCTCTCATTCGGTTACATAAAATTTTTACATTGTATGTAATGTCCACAGGAACAGGCTGGGGGATTTTATAAATGTCTAAACCTTTTATATTTCCGTTCCAAGTAGGAACTGCAGCGTAATAGTATTCTCTACGATTAGGAATATTATACATGATGGCAGGATTATTACCATATTTTACTTCAGGAACACGTACTACGGTAATAAAAGGAGGTGAAGGATTTCCATTTATATCATTGAAGTTCCAAGTTTCGGTAAATTGAGCCCAATTCTGAGTTGTAACGATGATATCAACCATAGGTACAATCTTTCCACTAACGACTGTCTTTAAATCTTCTTTGACAAAATCCAAAAACCCCCTGTCTAATTCAGGGTGTAACAAGTTTTTGGGTAAGAATGTTCCATCCTCCTTGATATAGTCAACAAGTTGTTCTCTTCTTTCCCAAAGAATTTTCTCGGGACTCAGATTAATTTTTGGTAAGACTTTTTTTGGTAATGCCATTAGATACCTCTGAATTCATTTTCACTTACAGGTGTTGCAATATAAGAGAAGTAGAATTTCTTATATCCACCATAGGTGTGTTTATTGTCATAGTTTGGTGCTCCCGCGTCAACGATACTATAATATCTAACTTCGTCTTCGGTAATCCAATATCCGATGTAGTCACCGAGTTCAATTGTTGTTTGAAGTGTTTCAAGCTCTTTTTGATAAACATGGAAGGTAAGGTTGCCAGGTTCATTCTGAATAATCTTGGAATTTGCCAAGAAGTTGTTCTGAGCTTGCTCAATTCTTACATAGGCATTGATAGAAATTGGTGCCATAAATTGTATTCCATCTGGAAGTACCTCACCATAGACATCATCTTGCAATGTTTTCTGTCTATCCACCTTATATAATACGATGGTAAAATTCATATCACCATCCAACCATTCCATACCCATGGATACGTCCAATGCAAAATCTTCACTCCCGAAGAATTTACCCAATCTTGTTATAGGAACTTGTCTCTGTGCCATCTTACTTGATAAATATAACAGAATAGATTATCTTTTCATTATTGGAATTGGCAAGTCACATATCAGACGTTTCAATCTTAGAACGTAAGGCGTTGGACCTTTTGGATAAATACGAAGGTGCCAACAATTATATATTGCGTCTAAAACAAAAGATGATGACCAATCCGAAGTTTTATCCCACCCGAGCACAATCTGAGTATATCATAAACTTTCATAAGTCCGTTCCAAAGGTTGCCAAAAAATGGGTGGAATTGGATTCTTACTTTGCACAAAGAATTGCAGATGACAAACTATTCACCAAAGTTCCCGAAAAA